ATCGTCAACGCCCACGACTGGCCCGAGCACGTCAAGGACTTCGAGCAGGCGGTAGGGTGGCCGTGGATCATCCACGGGGACATGGGGGCCGGCGTGATCTATGAGGTGCGGGGAGACCAGGCGCACCTCGCGATGGCGCGGGAGGTGAAGTTCTTCAGTCTTTGGTGATGGGGAACCTATATTCGATGTCCCATCTGGCTTCTTGTTTTTGGAGGATAAATCTGGTGTGAACATAGCGCCATTCCAGTTCTTCCCTCCATACGGAGATCGAACTTGTTAGTCCTGTTTTCATCCTGACCGGGTACCACGCCCACCATCGTTTCCATTCTGTTGGGGGGAGTTGTTTTTCTCGTTCTCTTAGCCATTCGGCGGAATCGAATTCACCCCATCTCATGGTTTACTTCCTTCTGTCCGTCGACGCCGTTCAGTCTTTGGTAGGCTCGCGCCCGAGCGAGATGAGATGCTCGTTGAGGACTCCCTGAAAAGCATCTGACCGTGCCGACGTGGCCTTGAACCTCAACTCACGGATAGTTTCGGCAGTTGCCCAATCAGATACCACTTTCGCCGCCTCTGCGATCGCAGCGTTCCACCCGAACTGGAAACCAGCCCTTGCGGCCCGATCCACCTCGGTCTCATCCAGCAGTCTGCTGACCATGGTTTACTTCCTTCTGTCCGGTGATGCCGCGTAGTATGACTCCGTCGACAAGGACGGCGTCAACACCATGACCAACTTCTTCGGCGGCGGCGGCCGGCAGACCAACCCGACGCCGCCAGCCACCCAGCTGCGGGTCCAGACGGCGGTGCAGGGCACGCCGATCCCGATCGGCTGGGGCGCCAACCGCATCGCGCCGAACCTGATCTACTACAACGACTTCAAGGCGACTCAGGTCCAGCAGAGCAGCGGCGGCGGGAAGGGGGCTGGTACCGGCGGCGGCGGGAAGGGTGGTGGTGGTGGCACCCAGACCAACTACTCCGCCACGGTGGTGTGCGGGTTGTGCGAGGGGCCGATCATCGGCGTCGGCACCCAGGCCGGCAGCACGGCGAACGTTTTCGGGAACGGGGTCAACGGTTTCTTTTTTGGACAGTTCAATAATCCGGTCGTCCAGTCGCAGACGCAGGCGCTCATAAATCAGATAATCACCAACACTACCACGACGGCGATCGGCAACGGCGTGTGGGTGAGCGGCAACATATCGTCCCTGGCCGCGCTCAACTTCGCGCTGTTCACCGGCAGCTACACGCAGACGGCGTGGTCTTTCGTGACGACGAACCATCCCGCGGACGCGCGCGCCTACCGGGGCATCGCGTACGTGGCGGCGGCACCGTTCAACCTCAGCACGTCCCCGGAACTCCCGTCGCTGAACTTCGAGGTGCTGTTCGGGTTCTTCGAGCCGTCCAACACGACGCTCGATTCCAACCCGCGGGACTTCATCGTCGACTTCCTGACAAACAACAAGTACGGGCTGCTATTCCCGTCCAGCCGCATCGGCGACACGAACCTCTCTACCCTCTACAACTACTGCCAGGCCGTCGGGATATGGATGTCTCCGATCCTGTCCGCGCAGAAGTCGGCCCAGTCGTTCATGATGGACGTCATGTACGGGTGCGTCGCCGAACCGGTGTGGTCGAACGGGCTGCTCAAGGTCGTGCCGTACTACGACGCCGCGGCGTCAGGGCACGGGGCGACGTTCACGCCCAACCTGTCCCCCATCTACGACCTGACCGACGACGACTTCATGGGCGGCGGCAACAACAACTACCAGTCTCCCGTCGTCGTCTCGATCAAGGCCGTCAGCGACATCTACAACAACGTCAAGGTCCAGTACCTCGACCGGAACTACAACTACGCGGGGGCGGCCGGGACGACGCCAGACTACAACCCGACCGTCATCGAGGTGAAGGACGACGCGTCGATCCAGCAGTTCACGCTGCGCGCGCGGGACACCAAGCAGCTCGACCTCTTCTGCTACGGGCCGGCCGCGATGCAGTGCGCGCTGCTCCAGCTCGGCCGCGAGCAGGTCATCACCACCTACCAGTTCTCGCTCGGGGCCAAGTTCGTCCTCCTGGAGCCGATGGACCTCGTGACGCTGACGGACACCGCGCTCGGGCTCAGCCGCAAGCTGGTGCGCATCAAGGAGATCACCGAGAACCAGGACTACACCCTCACGTTCCTCGCCGAGGACATGCTCACCGGCTCGGCGTCCTCGCCGCTGTTCGGCGCGCAGGCCGGCTCCGGGTTCGTCCTCAACAGCAACATCGACCCCGGGTTGACGCTCCAGCCGTCCTTCTTCGAGCCGACGGACCAGCTCGCCGGCGGCCTCGAGGTCTGGATGGCCGTCGCCGGGGCCAACCTGCCGGCCTGGGGCGGCTGCAACGTCTACGTCAGCTACGACGGGGTGAGCTACATGTTCGCCGGGCAGCAGCTCGGCCCGGCCAGGATGGGGGTGACGACGGCCCCGCTACCGGCGGTCGTCCCGTCGACGACGCCGCCGACGATCGACACGTCGAGCACGCTGTCGGTCGACCTGGCGGAGAGCGGGTCGCAGCTGACCTCCGGCACCCAGGCCGACCTGCTGGGGCTGGCGACGCTGTGCTACGTCGGCGGCGAGCTGCTGGCCTACAGGGACGCCACCCCGACGGGGGCCAACTCGTACAACCTGACGACGCTCAGCCGCGGCGCGTACGGGACGACGGCGACCGCGGTGCCGTCCGGGACGACGCTCGTGCGCATCGACTCCGGCGTGTTCAAGATCCCGTTCACGCAGGACCGCATCGGGCAGACGCTGTTCGTCAAGCTGGTGAACTTCAACCACTACGGGGCCGGCCCGCAGACGCTGGCCAGCGTGGCGGCCTACGCCTACACCATCCAGGGCACGGCGCTGACCTCGCCGCTCCCGGACGTGCAGAACTTCACGACGAACTACCAGTCGAACATCACGCTGTTCGCGTGGGACGAGATCAAGGACTTCCGCAACCCGATCGACTACGAGATACGCAAGGGCGCCGACTGGGCTTCCGGCCAGGTCATCGGCCGCTACCTCCATCCGAACGTGCCGGCTATCGGGCTGACGCCGCAGCCGACGATGTACCTGATAAAGGCGCACTGCCAGCCGCTGCCCGGGCTCGATGTCTACTCGGCGGACGCGGCGACGATATCGGTCAGCGGCGCGGTCATCCCGCTCAACATCGTCAAGAGATGGGACGAGTTCTCGGTGGTGACCGGGGTCCTGACCGGGACGTTCGCCGGCAACGCCTACAACAACGGCGGGGTCATCGAGACGTTCGGAGCCGGCGACCTCTATGCGGTGCCGAACATCTACGACCTCATCGACTGGTACAGCTTCCAGTACGGCATCACGCCGAGCGACGTCTACACGATCGCCGACGTGTACCAGGTCTCAGATTTCTACTTCTTCGGCACGTCCAACGTGGTGTTCGGCACCTACACGACCCCGGTGTCGCACGTCATCAACGTCGGGCGGTCGGTGGGCTGCCTCGTGGACGTCGCGTGGACGGCCGAGGGTATCCCGAGCTCCCAGAACATCTTCGACTGGACCAACGTCTTCATCATCACCGACATCTTCGGCTCGGCGGCGAACGCGTTCATCAAGGCGTGGGCCAACATCAACGTGTCGTCCGACGGCGTGTTCGACGGGGACGTCTACGCCATCACCGACGTGTACGCCGTGCCGGACATCTGGTACTTCAGCGCCACTTCCTCCGGATGGCAGCGCTACCGGGCCGGGTTCTACGTCGGCAGGGCCTTCGCCATTCAGATGTACGTGGAGTCCGACGACCCCAACACGATCGCCTCCGTCAGCGCGCTCTCCTACGCGGTGCACATCCCGGCGAGGATCGACCACTACATCAGCAGGTCCATCACGGCCGGTGGGATCACGATCACGTTCACGCCGGACGGGTCGGCGACGGCGGCGGCGTTCAACGGCGGCCCCGGCGGCGACCCGACCACGCCGGGCCTCCCCGTCTGGCAGGCGACGATCACCAACGAGGTGGCCGGGGACATCCTCACAGTTTCCGCCCTTTCCTTGTCGTCGGCTTTCGTGGCAGTTACAAATGGCGGTCCCGTCACCAGGACGGTCAACATCGAGTTCGCGGGGTACTGAACCATGAGTCAGGGGGCGTATAATGTGCCAACTGGCGGCTCCATCTCGATGGTGTCCTTCACCGCGCTGATGAACGCGGCCTACGACGCGCTGGCGACGAACAGTTCCGGCGCGTCCGCCCCGGCGAACGGCCCCGGCAACGCGCCGCTGGAGTTCCAGTCCTGGTTCGACACCACCAGCGTCAACTTCCCGGTGCTCAGGTTCTTCGACGGCGTCAACTGGGACAGGACCGGGACGCTCGACGTCGTCAACTCGAACTGGCTGCCGCAGCTCGGCGGCGGGGTCGCCACGCTCGTGGCGGCGGCGACCGTCAACATCGGCGCGTCGCCGCAGACGCTCATCACCATCAGCGGCGCGACGACGATCACCAGCTTCGGCTCCGCCGCCAAGGTCGGCGAGATGAAGCTCGTCTACGCCGGCGGCTCGTTCACGCTCACCAACTCCGGGGCCATCGTCTGCCCGAACGGACAGAACATCACCGTCCGCGTCGGGGACTCCTTCTTCGTCGGGTACCTCGGCTCCGGGAACTGGCAGGTCTTGGGGTACGTGCGCCCGAGCACGAAGGATATCGTCCTCAACATCGAGGACTTCGGCGGCAAGGGCGACGGCTCGACGGACAACTCGACGCCGCTCGCCAGCGCGCTGGCGGCGCTCGGCAGCAAGGGTGGCACGATCTTCTTCCCGGCTGCGGGCAGCCGGTATCTGTTCAATTCCGGCGTCTCGTTCAGCATGCCGTCCGGGGTGTTCTCGGTGTCCATCGTCGGCGGCGGCCAGGACGCGACCGAACTCTACTGGCCCAACGCGTCGGGCGGCATCACGCTGAACTACAACGGCCTGTCCAGCTCGGCCCACGTCCGCGACCTGACGCTGACGACGGGGACGACGGCGGGCGGCGACGCGATCAAGCTGAACCTGTCGTCCAGCCTGGCCAATCCGGCACTGACGGCGCTCTCCGACATCACCAGGGTGACCTGCCGCGGTAGCGACGGCTACGCGCAGACCAACTACTGGACCAACTGCATCAACATCGCCAACGTCAGCAACGTGAACATCGCCGGGGTTGGGCTCTACGGCTCGTCAGGTTCCTTGGGCAACGGCGTGAACACGCTGGGACTGCCTGGAAGTTCCACCTACGCGGTCCAGATAAACGTCGACGAGAGCACGCTGCAGAACCTCAACCAGGGCTTCGTCTATGGGTCGTTCGTCCAGGGCGTGACGATCGACGACTGCAACTTCACCGCCACGAACTCTGGCGTCATCTCCCCGGCGGCACAAACGGGGACCCTGGCCCAGCTTGCCGTCACGAACAGCCAGTTCAACCCGCCCGCCAGCGGGTTCGGCATCGTGACGAACACGGCCATCACGGAGACGCAGCTCACGAACAACCTATTTGAATGCCTGGCGAACAACGTCACGTGCATAAGCCTCGTCAACAACAACCACTTCAACATCAACGGGAACGAGTTCGGGTCGAGCGCGAGCTTCACGGGAACTACGGCCGTCAGCATAGGGACGACCACGGCCGGGGCCACCGGGACCATCCAGGGCAACGACATCTTCGCGTTCAGCACCGGCATCACCCTGGCTGCCGGGGCGCTGGGGTGCGCCGTGATGGGGAACACCATCAACAACGCGGCGGGGCACGGCACCACCATCATCGTCAACAATAGCTCATCGATAACCAACTGGATCGCCAGCAACCCCGGCTACAACCCGGTGGGACCGTCAGCCATAGGCGTGGGTGCATCACCGTTCACGTACACGGCGGGGGCTACGCCGGAGACGGTCTACGTCATCGGCGGCACCGTCACCGTCGTGACGTTCGACAAGAACGGCGGGACGCTGGGCGTGGTTGCGGCGTCCAGCGCCAGCGCCATCCTCAACGGTACTTTTGAGCTTGGGCCTTGGGACCAGATCAAGGTCACCTATGGCAGCGCCCCTTCCATGAACAAGATGGTCCACTGATCGGAGAACCAATGTCGCAGTCATCCGTCATATTGCCTGGTTCGCCGCTGGCCGGCAGCGCCATGGTCGGCGACATCAACGCGGCGTGGGCGGCGATCATCTCCAAGTTCTCCGGAACGGTGGCGCCGACGCTGGGTCCGGGTGTGGCCGGCGCCGTGGTGGAGGGTCAGTGGTGGCTGGACACGTCGATCACGCCGAACGTGCTGCGGGTCTTCGACGGGGCGTCGTGGGCCGCGCTGCTGACCATCGACCCGACCAACCATGTGTCCTACCCACCGCTGTCGTTCCGCAACATCGTCGGGGACAATGGCGGGATGGAGGTCTGGCAGCGTGGCGCTGGATCGTCCGCCTCGATCGCGGTGGGGGCCAGCACGACCGCCTACACCGCCGACCGATGGTACGTCACGACCGGGGCCAACCAGGCCTCGGTGATCGCGGCCGTCGCTGGACTCACGAACGGGTCGAACTTGGCGGCGAAGGTCACGCGCAACAACGCGCAGACCGGCACGACCGCCTACATCTTCGGCTTCCCGCTCGACACCGACGAGCTGGCCAGGATGCGTGGCCAGAAGGTGACCATCAGCGCCGCCGTCAAGTCGGGGGCGAACTGGTCGCCGGCGAGCGGCACCATCAACCTGGACTTCTACACGGGCACCGGGGCTGTTGGTAAGCGCGGCGGCGGTTTCTCCTCGGAGACGCACGTCGCGACGGCGACGCTGAACCTGGGCACGAGCACGCAGGGCACCATATCCGGCGTCGGTTCCGTCGTCGTCCCCACGGGCGCGACGCAGGGCGAGCTCCAGTTCACGTGGAGCCCGTCCGGCACCGCCGGCGCGGATGACTCGATCACGATCGACGACGTGCAGCTTGAGGTCGGGGTGTTCGCCAGCCAGCCCGAACGGCCGCCGTTCGAGACGATGATCCGACGGTGCAAGCGCCATTACCGCAAGACGTTCCCGTACGGGACGGCGCCGGCGCAGAGTGCGGGGTTGTCTGGGGCGCTCACCACGATATCACCCAGCACGACCTCAGGCGTGGCGACGCGGTACGAGGACAGCATCCCCATGCGGGTGACGCCGTCGGTCACGACGTTCAACCCGTCGACCACGAACGCTAACTGGCGCAACGTCACGTCCACCGTCGACTCGGTGGTGATGGTGGATTCCAGCGGGGCGTCCCCGGAGCGCGTGCTGATAACGTCGGCGACGAGCACCGCGTCGGCGCAGTACATGGCCATACACGCAAGCGCAGATGCAGGCATTTGACCATGAGCCAAGCCCCCGTCATCCTCCCCGGGTCACCGTTGACAGGTGCCGCCGCCGCCGCCGACATGAACGCGGCGTGGGCGGCGATGATCTCCATGTTCTCCGGGACCACGGCCCCGACGTTAGGGCCGGGTGCGTCAGGTGCCCTCGTCGTGGGCCAGGACTGGCTGAACACGTCGATCACCCCCTACATCTGGAACAAGTGGGACGGGGTGACGTGGACCACCGTCGGGTTCGTAGACCCGGCCTTGCACTATACCTACGGTCCGCTCGCCTACAGGAACATCGTCGGGGACAACGGCGGTCTCGAGGTGTGGCAGCGTGGTGCGGGGTCCAGCGCCAGCTTCGCGGTGGGAGCCAGCACGACGTCGTACACCGCGGACCGATGGTATCTCGCGACTGGCGCGAACCAAGCCTGCGTGGTGGCGGCGGTTACCGGACTGACGGCGCTGTCTCGTCTCGCCGCGAAGGTGACGAGGAACAACGGGCAGACCGGCACCGGGGCGCTGGTGTTCGCTTATCCGTTGGACACCGACGAGATCGTCCGCATGCGCGGGCAGAAGATGAACATCCAGTTCCAGGCCAAGGCCGGGGCCAACTGGTCGCCGGCCGGCGGGACGCTGAGCTACTCGCTCTACGTCGGGACTGGCGCGGTGGGCAAGAGGGGATCGACCCCCTACACCGG